GCCGTTGCTGCCTTGGACACACCTTTCGCAAAAGCTGCTACAGGTGAAGCCACGGCTGAAAGAAGGGGGAAGTTACCTAAGAACGAAGCTACCGCTGAAACGCGGTCCGCTGCCCGGGAAAACCGGTGTCGCTGGGCTAGAGCTTGTTCGTTAGACTGAAATTTTTGAGGCTCACCATGAGTGCGCTCGGAAGAAGACCGAGCAACCATCGTGAGGTTCGAAGTAAGAGCAAGAGCCTGAGTGGGAACGTTGAGTTTAACATTCTCCAACCAGGATTGGATAGAGAGAGTCACAGATGAGGTAGAAGCAGAAGAATTAAGAGGAGATAGAACATATAGTAGTAGTTGCCCACATCCATATTGTCCTATAGGTAAGTCATAGGCTGCTAGGAGAGAGGAGAAGGGGATTCTAAATTCCACGGGGCTAGGTTTCGCAGGATCGTAAATAACTCCTTGAAGAGCAGTATACGACTGGGGGAAAGCGATGGAAATTCGAGTACCTCTTTCACCTCGGTAAGGTTCAAAGCAAACGTAAAGTCTGCCGGACTGAAACTGAATAGGAGCCGCTTCAATCCTAAAGACAACATCGGCTTGCATAAATTGATTGTACTGAAGCTTGCACTTCTTAATCGCGGAATAGGCTGGTAAAGCCTGAGGCAAGTCGTAGTAGGCTAGGAGAGAGTTGGCCGCATTAGACGAGGACCACGTGAGATTGTTCATAAATGCAGGTCTGCACAGAACTTCCTTGATATCTTCTGCCGCATGGCTGATAGACATGAGTTTGTCGGAATCTGTGGTTAGAGAAGCAATATGGGTATCTGCACGAGAGTCTTCGGCATCTACGTAAGTGGTAAGTCCTACTGGTCTTTCTAGAGCAGAATCAGGTTCGCCCGCTGTGGGCATGGTGTTTGCTGATCCAGAAGAGGCCGCTTGGACATTTTGATAGTTTGAAGTAAGTTGGGAAATTAATTCTTGATAATTGAAGGTTGTCTAATCCGAATATCTACAACCATTAAATATCCGGTTACTAGGTTTTTAGGATAAAATCTACTACAGCAGTTCTACAACTAGAAAGGTAAGAAAACTAGAAGAAGAAAGATCACGAAGAAGAAGTTTTGTCTAGAAGGAAGGGTAGAAAGATCTACACATTTCATCAGCGGAGATGAGAGGGACTAGACGCCCAGTTTCGGTCAAGACCGCCGCTTGAAGTTGTTGCTGAAGGGATGTATCAGGTTCGGAAATCGACAGTTCTCTCATTGCAGTGATAACATTATCTACTGTGGCAGAGATCAGATCTGGCGATTTGGTAACCCAATTGCACATCTCTAAGCTTGAGGCTGTAGCAAGAGGCGCACGGTAGATGCCGTGGATCTTCTTAAAACCTCGTTTGAGAAAGTTAACTTCCTCGATTGGTCGAGCGTGTGTTTCCACACCATCCTTGGCTGCGGGAGTAAAAATCATCCCGATCTCTGCAAGGGCTCTTCCAATATTGGCGGAAGTAAACTCAGGAAAGGAGTCTGATACGGAAAAGACCACATCATCTCCGTGGGTGAGGGTTCGTACATGTTGTAAGAACTCCCCAGGGGAGGAAAGAGGATAAATCCTACGCCAAGCGTAGAAGAAAGCAACCAGGTTGACGCCGCTGTTAATAGCAGTGGTGCCGATCATACCAGAAGGTAAACTACCTTCCGAGCGGTAGACGACCCCACGAGTGCTATGGAATGCATGAATGCAGAATTCAGCAAGGCGCTCTCTGATCACATCTTCTTCGCCAGAACCACCGTTGAGGAGGTACCAGTTGCGAATGGACTTGTAGACAGGTAGGAGAAAGCCAGAGGGTTGGGTCGAATCAAAGGATGAATAATCACCGTCATCGACTTTATTAGATACCTCATGTAGCCAGTCAGCCATGCGCTGCCAATCGCCACTCATAGGATTGACGCCAGAAGTGCACGAGTTGCGAACTTGGTTCACAATCAGATGTCCAAAGAAAGCTCCGTAGTACTTACGCAGCAGCAACATGAAAACCAATGGGGATGCTGAAAACATCCGTGTTTTGACCTTTTCGGGTCGGTTAATATCGGCTTTTTCCATTGATACACGTTCGTCTTTCAAAGAATCCTTGAAGATAGGTACATCCTTGATGTTACCTGTTCTAAATTGTTCTTCCAAATCGGCGACCATCCGGACTAAGTCTTCGGATGGGGTGTAATCTTCGGCAATCCAAAGTTTCTTTCCTGAGGCGCCCTTAGCTAAACAAAGGGGAAGACCTGCAGAAGTTGAACGATCGACTGGTTCCAAACCAGGAATGTCTTTTCCAGAGATGGCCTCATCTAATGTAAGAGTTCGAGCAATAATAGGCTTACCTGCACAATAGCGAGTAAGTACCGATAGAGCTTCATTTTGGAATCTCTCATTGATGATTGGGCGCCTCTTCTGGAAACCTCGCACTCCTCTCTCCATGGGATCCAAGTTCTCCGAAGAACGTAGGATGGATGGGCGAGTAATAGGAGCGGAGACCATTCCATGAATGGCTGAACGACGGTGTTTGGTTACCGTCGGTTCGAAGGGGGTGGGAATGATGGCCAAAGGCTCATCGATGTAGGGGTGGGGATCTACTTCCATTTGGAAGCGCTGATCACTAATGACAACCTCAGGCTCGAAGTCGGATTTGCTCTCAAGATCGTGTAAGACCTCTTGAGTTACTACTATCGAAGTGCCCGAACCAGTTGAATTTCCCATCATATGGAATCCAAAAACCTTACGGTTTCTAGTAGGGTCCACAGCCAAGAAAGGCGAACCGCAGTCACCAGCAATGGTGTGCATGTGGTCGTAGCCAATCGTGGCCCTGACTGGGGTGATGGTTCCATCAGGGAGCTCAATAGCCCGATCATGGAGTTCTGGATGAGGTCCGTTAATGACCATTGGCTCACCCTCTCTGCGCGTGACTATGCGACCGGCTGGGAGATACTGAAAATTCAAATCACCATCCATTGCAATCAGATTGAGTACGTCTGCGAAGGGAGAGAGAGTCTTAGGAAATTGGACTAAGGAGATGTCGAGTTGGGGGTGTTTGATAATCTTCAGATCTTCAAACTTGAATACCATCTTTGATGAGCCACCGCCACTAAAATAACGGGTAACACACCAATCATAATCGGCTAACATAGCCAGAGCATGAGAATTGATCCAAGCCTTACGACCTTGGTAGAAGAAAATCTTGGAGAGTTGAACTGAGGAGTTTTTGACGGTAACATCGCAAAGATTGCGTAACAGCTTCTTGGCAATACCATCTGAGTTCTGATCACCAGATCCCTGGAATGACTGTGCTTTGCGCTCTAGTTTATCGACCATCTTGTCTATGATGGGAGCGAGCAAGTCAGGGAAAGTTTTGGCGACAGCCAGAATCTCAGGGTCAGCTTCAGAAACGAGACACAAGTCTTCGACGGATGTTTGCCCAGAGGAAACCAGATGTTCAAAGTAACGCTTCACTCTCGCCTTCACTGTTATTGAGGCGTCATCGTTGTGAGATGCTAAGCATAATTGCCAGTAAAGCTCCATAGCTTTCATTAGCACTCGCAAATTGTAAGAGGAAGGGTCAGCCTTGTAGGTGTCCCACAGATCAGCTCGAATGGCTACCATTTCTTGCTTCCCGGTCTTGACGACTTCGAGATAACAGTCCAAAGTAGATTCCATTCGCATGGTTTTACCCTTAGTTGCTGCTTGCTTGCCCAAAGCCTCTCGGCTCTCAGTTCGCATTGTGGTTCCTTTCTGGGATTTCTGAGCACCCATTGCATTCTTGGATTCGTTGAAGATCAAAACTTCTGCTTCAAAGTAGGAATCGTCCTTCTCCAGGTAGGGAGATAGTAAGTTCCAATATAACCATGCAAAAATGCCTGTAGCGCCAGTCAAAATGGCGACTTTCAAGGCACCTGCAAAGGTGGTATCGGCAAGAGTTTGTCCAAAACGTTGGAGGGTGGAGCTTCCAAACTGAAAGACTCGAATAAATTTCTTCCACAGCAATGAAGCCAAGGAATCAATGTCTTCTTCAACCATAACAAAAACAGTATCTGCAAGAAACGCTTTCGCCAGGGAGTGCCATTCAACAATAGATTCTGCACCTCCAGAAGGAACAGTGACAGTGAAAGGAATGTTCAAATATGACATGAAGATGGTAGCATCGGCCTCCATTATTTCAGGATTGTTCCTAAAACCTTCCTTCTTCCACTGGCCACTGGCAAAATGCTCATAGGTGTCTTCAGAGCCGTAAAGCTCCAATTCCTCAGTAAGGTCAGCAATAGCCAAATCGACTTTTGCCTTATTGGCAGGATCGAGGGTGAAAGGGATGGAATCAAGTCCGCACATAATAACAGTCCAGAGTTTAAAAACTCTCTCCTCACTAAGTGAGGGTCCAGATCTGAAGTAACTGAATAGGGATTGTGGGACCTGATGGCAGGGTAAGGAGGGGTGACAATAGGAGTGGTCGGTACCAGCCTTTGCTTGGGATCGCTTCATAGCAGATTCCTGAATGTGGGCTGGGGCTGATACATAACCAATGAACTTGGCCACGCATTGATGGGGAGTGCCGCTAGTTTTAACCTGGGAGGTAACTAGCCTAGCGGAGAACTCCTTCCTCTTCACGAGGTACTGTGCGCGACAAATGTTCACAAACTCCTCATAGGAGATGGGATCTGCGGCCAATGAGCCATCCTGGTAGAGCCAAAACCTAAATTGGCCTGCTTCCTTAGTTACCAAAGCGTGAACACCAAAGCGCCTCATTAAGGCGGGGGGTGAGACGACAGACTTTACGACTGAAGCTCCAAAATCATTGATGTTAGATGTTGCTACAACGAGTTCACTTCGGAAAAAGCCTCGGGCTTTCTCTTCTAACTCTGCCATTGGTAAATGGAAGGCATTGGTTCCTACCACGTTGATCATTTCATTGACCTCAGGATTAGGACGGGAGGGGGAATCGACTAACTGCATGAAATCATCGTATAGCACAGCGAACTGTTGGCGGTAACCCGACCAATGCTCAATAGCTGGATTGCGCTGGTATATATGATTAGAGATAGTCTCTGTGGGTGTGTTCTTCCACGGAATGTGCTCAGCTCCTACATCCTTAATAAGGTTATTCACCATAAAGGATTTTCCAATACCAGGTTGCCCTGATAGGAGGATGCAAAGGGGCTCTGGACGCACGCCGGAACGAAGAAGACCACTTGCGTTAACCATCGTGACCCATTTGTTGACCTTGTTGTAATAGGCCTGAATGAGGGGTTGGACGGTTAGACGCATTTTGAGTTTGTCTGCCTCCTCCATTACAGCTCGGTAGAGTAATTGCAGTTCCATGACTTCAGCTTGATAATTCAAGTTAGTTTCGATATCGCATGCGCGATTCATTTCGAAATCTTCAACTCGAGTAACAAATGTGGTATACGAAGCTAAAGTAGATGAAACTGAATCCAACTCCCAAGGCCGACCTGTAATGGTGGTGTAAACAAAGGGGACTAGATTTTCTAGGCAGTCCTTAACTAACCTAGTGGTGGAGGAAACGGTTGACATGGTATAACCCATCGAAGCTGTTTTGGTAAAAATACCAACAAATTGGGCCGATGTGGTGGCTCCAAGTACTAGAGCAAGGAGTGCTCCAACAGCTGAGGGAACCCAAGAAAATTTGGATTGCCAAAACATTCCTCCAGTGGCCAAGGGCCAAGCGATCCTTGAAACGACATCGAAAGCGGCTCCTAAATTCGCAAGCAGTATAGTCATAGCCTGGATACAACAAAATGTATCAGTTGACTTCAACAAAATACCAACTGCGCAAATTGATGATGATAATTGTGCGGCTAACGATTTGGTAAGACCTGAAAAAATAGATGTGAACATGCTCCCTGTAACTCCAAGTCCTCCGATAACAGCGCCAAAAAGGGCTCCTCCAAATGATTGGTAGGTTTGACTGATATCTTTAAACTTGTTGAGTTTCTTGATGTAGTGAACAGTCCAAGGATCTTTATGGGAGAACTTCAGAATGAAGCGTTTCCCATGAAAGTTGATGGAATAGTTGAAAAGGCGTTCTGAGGATTCGAAAACTGGTAATGGCTTACCTTGATAAAGGCTAGCTAAGGTCAGTAAACGTCCAGAGAACAGGTGTTGTCTTAAAATTTTTCTGCTCTCAGACTGGTGTTGTCCGATGTACAGTTTCTGTGGGCAGGCACTAGTTGATTCAATATTTTGTTGCATTTTGGAAATTTTGTGAATTTTGAAAACTTTATTGAAAATATTGTAAGTTGTGAGCATAATTGGAATTGAAAAATTTAAAAGAATCGTGGAAGAGTTGTGGTCAGCATACGTGTTACGATTATAGCACGCATTTACATAGAAATACTTGTTTTAGACTCCTGTATAGCAGGGTAGCGACAGGTCAATAGACCATTCTTGCATATAAATATGCCCAAGTACTCTAAACCATTTACGTAGTTTCCTGAAATAAGGTGTTTCCCCGGCAGTGAAAAGTTTATCTTGCTGCGTCTGCTTACTAGGCTCTGCACGTTAGTCCCTCGGGAACAAGATTATCTTAACAAGGTAAAATCCGGTTGGTCAGTCTTAAATCATTCCGCCGTCAACAATGAATAAAATAAATAACAAATATAACAAAGAAAATATTTTTGGATTTTGAAATTTTATAAACAAATAACGATTGGAAATTGGATCGTAGAAAAAGAGTGTATCAAAAGTTGGTTCTTCAAGAGTCGACTAAAAATCCTCGTATGGCGGTGTTGTGTGGGTGTCGAAAATCTACCCCAATACGTCTCAAGTTATCGTAATAATCTATCGAACATAGTTGGAATAAATATCTACCGGTAACAATC